GCTGAAGTGGATGGAATAGGCAGACACGGCGGATTCAAAATCCGTTGCCGCAAGGCGTGTGGGTTCAAATCCCACCTTCAGCACCATTTTTCAGGATTGGAGGAACGGCCCATGAGAAATGCGGATTATTGGCGTGGGCGGTTTTCCATCTTGGAGGACAGCGCCCACAGAGAAGCCCAAAAGACCATTCAGGACATGGAAGAACTGTATCTGGATGCACAGCGTTCCGTTCAGAAGGAAATTGAAAGCTGGTATGCCCGTTTTGCGGTGAACAACCAAATCAGCCTGACCGATGCCCGGAAATGGTTGACTGCTGGACAGCTTGAAGAATTTCATTGGAGCGTTGAACAGTATATCAAGATCGGTGAACAGGCCGGGTTGGATGCGGCATGGTTGAAGAATCTGGAAAATGCGTCCGCCCGGTTCCACATTTCCCGCCTTGAAGCTGTTCAGACAGGTATTCAGCAACAGCTTGAATTGCTGTATGGCAATCAGGTTGATAGTCTGGATGCCCTGTTGAAGAAGGTTGTGGGCAATGGCTACACCCACACAGCCTTTGAGGTTCAGAAGGGCGTGGGCCTTGGTTGGGATATTACCGGGCTGGATCAGAAGAAACTTGAAACCTTGCTTTCAAAGCCTTGGACAACGGACGGGCGAACCTTTAGTGACCGTATTTGGTTCAAGAAACAAGAATTGGTTGACAGCCTTCAAAAAGAATTGGTTCAGGGCCTTCTTCGTGGTGACAGCCCCCAAAAAATCACGGATGCCATTCAGAAGAAGTTCAAAGTTTCCCGGTATCAGGCCGCACGACTTGTAAATACGGAAACAAGCTATTTCAACGCCCTTGCCGCAAAAGAGACCTATAAGGAATTGGGCGTTAAGAATGTGGAGATTTTGGAAACGCTGGATTCCATCACCTGTGCATTTTGTGCAAGTATGGATCGAAAAGTGGTTCCCATGTCGGAGTTTCAACCGGGTGTTACCGTTCCCCCGTTTCATCCACATTGCCGAGGAACTACGGTTCCCGCCATTGATGAAAAATATATGGGTGAAAGAGCCGCAAGGGATCAGGATGGAAAAGTTTACTATGTCCCCGGTAATATGAGTTATTCCGAATGGAAGAAAACTTTTGTGGACAACGGTTCCAAAGATGGGTTGACCCTTGCAACCATCGGGAGTATAATTAAAAATACAGTTTCGATGGTAAAAAGCGAGGGTTCCAATGTGCAGACGGTAGGCCGCATTGATATAGAAAAATACCGTTGCATTACGGACGAGATCGCCACCGATGAAGTGATTATCACCCCGGAACGGATTCAGCATATTGAAGAACGCCACCCCGGAGATTACGAACAGTTCGTTAAGTATGTTGCGGATATTCTGGAAAACCCGGATTACATCTTGGAAGCAAACAAGCCTAATACCGGTGTGATTCTGAAAGAAATTGAAGAAAATGGCGAAAAGTTCAAAGTGATTCTACGGGTAAAGGTAGAGAGTGACCCCGCTGAATATCGAAACTCCATCTTGTCCTTCTGGCAAATTGGTGAAACCACATGGAAGAAGAATGTGAAGAACAAGAAAATCCTTTACAAGCGGGAATAATACTGCTATACTTTAGATAGGATAAGAACGGGCTTTGAGGTGGAAAAAGCGTTCCCATACGCCACACGCCTTTTGGTAGTGGGCAAAAGAGATGCCGGGAGTGACGCTCCGGCCAAAGTCCAATCTTCAAGGGAACAGGTGAAAACCTGTTCCCTTCTTCTATGTGCTGAAAAAAATTGAAAAACCCTCTTGACTTTTCTGTTGCTACAATATATAATTGTTGTAGCAACAGAAAAGAAGGTGAATAAATGGTTGCTAAAAAAGGCCGTCCTGTTTCAGAGAACCCCAAAGATTATATGCTTCGGGTGAGGATGGATGAACAGACTTTGCAACAGCTTGATGAATGTTGTGAAGCTGAAAATCTTTCTCGATCTGAAGTAGTAAGGAAGGGGATTCAGGAACAGCATAGCAAACTAAAGAAATAGGGTGTCGGCTACCCGCTAAAGTACACCAACACCCTAAACCACCAGAGGTTTCCCAACTGGATAAATCCATTCTATCACAGTTGGGAACTTCTATCAAGTGAAAATTGATGGAGGTTTAACATGGAAAAATTGATCAAGAGCATTGAAGGCGTACACCCCGGTAAGTATGACCTTCGCAGGAATGAACTGGATGAACTCTATGACGCATATCATCATGACACTTTCAAGCTGATTGCCGTGGTGTTCAAGCTGGGCTTTGCCCGTGGACAGAAGGCGGTGAAGAAGGCATGAATGAACTTCAGGTATTCACCAACCCCGAATTTGGACAGGTGCGAACCGTGACCATTGAGGAAGAACCGTGGTTCGTGGGCAAGGATGTGGCGGTTGCCTTGGGGTATGAATCGCCACGGGCGGCAGTCAGCAAGAAGGTTGACCCGGAAGATAAAGGCGTTTCCGAAATGGAAACACCTTCAGGGAAGCAGCAAATGACCATCATCAACGAATCCGGTTTGTATGCCCTGATCTTCGGAAGCAAGCTGGAAAGCGCCAAACGCTTCAAACATTGGGTGACGCATGAGGTTCTTCCCGCAATCCGTAAAACCGGAAGTTATTCCATCATCCCGAAAGCAAGAGCATTGACCACAGACGATTACATGAAGGCGGCACAACTGGCCGCTACCTGTCGGAATGAACGGCTTCCCTATGTGCTTGGATTTCTGGAACAGGCCGGGTTTAATATCCCGGAAGTGACCGCCACGCCCCCGGCCTTGGATGGGCCTGTGGATTGCACGGAGATTCAAAGACTGATGGATGAACGGGGCATTTCCGTAACGGAACTTTCCAAGCTGACGAACATTTGCAAAGCGTCTTTGAGTTATTACAAACGGGGCATTTACAAGCCGAACCGTGAACGCTATCGCATTATCATTGACGCATTAACTTAATTGATGATTTGACCACCCCGGCCTTTGGCCGGTGGTGGTTTTTTCATACCATTTTCGCCGTTTCCCGGTGGTGGGCGGTAAACAGAACCGGGGAAAATCGTGGTTCCTAACCCACGGTAAAAAAGGATTTGGAGGTAACAACAATGACTAAAGAAAAGCTGTTGGAATGGGGCCTGACTGAAGAACAGGCCACAAAGGTTATGGAGGGCTTGAACGGTTCCTTCGTCACCAAGGCCCGGTTCAATGAGGTCAACACCGAACTGACCACCGCCAAGAACACCATCAAAGAGCGTGACACCCAGCTTGAAACGCTGAAGAAGGCTTCTGGTGACACCAAGGCCCTTCAGGATCAGATCACACAGCTTCAGGCCGATAACAAGAAGAAGGACACGGATCACGCCGCTGAACTGAAGAATCTGAAAATCAGCAATGCGGTTGAACTGGCCCTGACCGGCGCAAAGGCCAAGAACAACACCGCTGTTAAGGCGCTGTTGGTTGATTTCATCGGTAAGGCTGAATTGGCGGAGGATGGAACCGTCAAGGGCCTTGATGATGAAGTCAAGAAGTTGGTGGAAGGCAAGGACACGGCTTTTCTTTTTGAGAAGTCCACCGGCACCAAGTTCAAGGGGGCCAAATCCGCTGAAAAGGGTGATGGCGCTGAAGGCGGCATGACCCTTGAAAAGCTGAAGGCCATGAACCCCTTGGATCGCTACAACTATTCCGTCAACCATCCTGACGAATACAAAGAACTTTATGGAGGTAATGAGTAATGGCAAACACTTGCTACGATAACTTTTTCCTGTCCAACGAAATTGAAGATCAGTACCAGAGCCACCTTGATCTTCAGCAGTTTTGCACCGTGGACAACAACCTGACCGGCGTTGCTGGCATGGTTCGCAAGATTCACAAGTACAAGGCCACCGATGGCACCGAGAAGCTGACCATGGGCAACGGCAACACCAAGACCATTGAAGCCGGTTACACCGAGAAGGAATACCGGATTCAGATGGCCCAGAACCGCTTCCAGTATTATGACGAGGAAGCCATGACCGATCCCATGGTGATCACCACCGGCACCCGTCACGCTGGTACGGATATGTTCAACACCGTGAACGCTGACATTTTCGGCGCTTTCAACGAGGCCACCATGACCATCGTGACCACCGCCCTTGGCTTTGATGCCTTTGTGGATGGTGCGGCCATGCTGAATCTGGAAAACCTTGAAGGTGTGACCATCTTCGGCTTCGTCAACCCCGCTGATATGGCGAAACTTCGTAAGGCCCTGAAGGACGATCTGAAGTATGTGGAAGCATACGCCAAGCAGGGCTATGTTGGCACCGTGGGCGGTATCAACATCTACACCAAGAAGAACGCCGAAACCGGCAAGGTGGTCATTGCCACCAAGGAAGCTGTTACCCTGTTCAACAAGAAGGGTACGGAAGTGGAACAGGAGCGTGAAGGCAACATCCGCCGCAACACGGTTTATTCCCGCAAGTATTACCTTGCGGCCATGACCAATGAAGCCAAGGCGGTGAAGATCATCACCGGTTCCGCCGCTGTCACCGCTGACACCACGGTTTCCAGCGACAAGACCTATTACGCCGCTTCCGGTATCGGCTATGTGAAGGTCACGCCCGGTTCCGGTGACAACCCCAAGACCAAGGGTTGGTACGAAATCACGGCGGCGTAAGAAAGGCGGTGAACCCCGTTGCGTGATAAAGCGGTTGCAATGCTAACGGCCCTTGGCGTGGCGGGGGCCGCTGATGATCCGTTGTTGGATATGGTTTTGACAAATGTTCAATGGAGGATCAAAAACCTTTCCAACCTTTCCGAAATCCCGGAGGGGTTGGAAAGTCTGGCCGTTTCTATGGCCGTGGGCGAATACCTGAACATGAAGAAGTGTTCTGGACAGCTTGAAGGGTTTGATTTGGATGCGGCGGTGAAATCCATTCAGGAAGGTGACACCAACATTACCTTTGCCCTTGGTGAAGGTAGTTCAACCCCTGAACAGAGGTTGAACAGCCTGATTGATTATCTGATCAACGGGCGCATTGGTGAAATCTACCGTTATAGGCGGTTGGTATGGTAAATAAGGCCGTGCGAACCGCTTTGGAACGGTTGTGGAAGGATCGGTGTTCTATCTTCATCCGTGAGGAAGTCACCGATCCTGTCACCCACCTGACGGATTTTGAAGAAAAGCCGCTTCTTCAGGATCAGCCGTGCAAGCTGTCTTTTGAAACATTAACTTCAACCAATGGGGATGAAGTGGCAACCGCCCAACAGGTGGTGAAGCTGTTCCTTTCCCCGGATGTGAAGGTTCCAGCAGGTTGCAAGATCGTTGTAACCCGTCCAAATGATATGGAACGAACCTTCACCTATGCCCGTTCCGGTGAACCGGGCGTGTTTTCCAACCATCAAGAAATCATGCTTGAACCCTTCAGGGGGTGGGCCTGATGGGAAGATGGGGCCGGTGTGATTACCGGGAATTGAAGAAGCTGGATGAACGCCTTCAACAGCTTTCGGAAGTTGACATGGATCGGCTTTGCCGGGATGCCGCCAAGAAGATTGCCCAAATCCTGTGGAACAAGGTAAAGAAAAGAACCCCGGTTGGCGTGGCCCCAAAGTTTGATGGACCCAAGACCGTAAAGGTAAAGGGTGCAAGCGGGAAAAGCCGAACCTTTCTTACCCGTTCCGGGGCTATCCGGGAACAGTATTGGGCCGGGTATCGGGGCGGTTCCTTGCGGGATGCTTGGACGATTCTTCCCATTGAAAAACATGGGGATCAGTACACCGTGACCGTTATCAACAATTTGGAATATGCGTCCTATGTGGAATACGGCCACCGGCAAACACCGGGGCGCTATGTTCCCGCCTTGGGTAAGACCCTGAAGGCAAGTTGGGTTCCGGGCAAACTGATGCTGACCATTTCCGAACAGGAAGTAAAGGTTTTGGTTCCGTCCATTCTGAATGATATGTTGTATGAAGCCTTGAAGGGGGTGTTCAGTTGATCAATGAAATCATCAAAGGTGTTTCCATGAAGCTGAACGCCACCTTTGGAGCCGGGTACAAAATCTATCAGAATGATGTGGAACAGGGCTTCAAGGAACCCTGTTTTTTCATTGCTGTCCTGAAGCCTGACATTTCCCCGTTGCAGAAGAACCGATTCATGAACCGGAACCCGCTGGATGTTCACTATTTCCCAACCAGCGGGAGAAACAACGCTGAATTGTTCACTATGGCCGGGGATTTGATGGAATGTTTGGAGTTCATCACCCTTCCCAATGGGGATGTGCTTCACGGAACTTCCATGAGTTATGAAGTGCAAGACGGGGTTCTTCACTTCTTCGTGAACTACAATTTGACACTTCGCAGAGAAACCGAGGAAACCGCAATGGAAACCTTGGAAACTACTGTGGAGCCAAAGAAAGGGTGATTGAATGGCTACCAGAAAGAAAGCCGCCACCGCACAGGAACCGACCATCACGGCCCCGGTGGTATTCCCCAAAGAACGGGTGTTGACCTTCAGGCGTTACGCTGACCGGCGTGATCTCCTGTCTGTCCTTTTGGAAGATGGGAAGGAATACACCTTCGATCAGATTGATGGGCTGATCAAAGACTTTATGAAAGGTAAGGTGAACTAATATGGCCCTTGGCGGCGGCACCTTCTTGGTGCAGAACAAGGTTCTGCCCGGTGCATATATCAACTTCATTTCTGTGGCGCAGGCAAGCGCCACCCTTTCTGACCGTGGCATTGTCACCATCCCCCTTGCCATGAATTGGGGGCCTGAAGGCAAGATTTTCACGGTGGAACAGGCTGACTTTATCAAGAACAGTCAGAAGATTTTCGGCTATGCGTACACGGCGGATGAACTGAAGCCCATGCGTGAAATCTTCCTTCACGCCAAGACCGTTCATTTCTTCCGCCTTGGTTCCAGCGGCGTGAAAGCGTCCAACACCTACGCAACGGCCAAATACCCCGGCACCCGTGGCAATGATCTTCGGGTTGTGATCACGGCCAATGAAAACAGCACCGAACAGAAGCCCCTGTTCGATGTGGAAACCTTCTTGGGAACCGTTCAGGTTGATCTTCAGGAAGGTGTGGCCGCTATCACCGATCTGAAGGCCAATGCCTATGTGGATTGGAAGTCCAGCGGAACCCTTTCCTTGACCGCTTCCTTGCCCCTGACGGGCGGCACCAATGGCACCGTGGCCGATTCCGACTATCAGACCTATCTTGATCAGGCGGAAGCGTACACCTTCAACGCTATGGGTTGTACCGAGAGCAAGGCCACCATCACCGCCCTGTTTGCGGCTTTCGCAAAGCGTATGCGTGATGATGTGGGCAAGAAGTTTCAGGTGGTTCTTTTCCGCAAGCTGGCCGACTATGAAGGCGTTGTGAGCGTCAAGAACGGCCTGACTTCCGACAAGACTTCCACCGCCCTGATCCCTTGGGTTACGGGTGTGATCGGCGGCACGGCGGTCAATAAGAGCGCCACCAACATGACCTATGATGGTGAATATGATGTTGATACCGATTTCACGCAGACCCAGCTTGAAAACGGTATCAAGGAAGGTTCCTTCATGTTCCATCGTGTGGATGAAGCGGTGTGTGTCCTGACTGACATTAACAGCTTCATTTCCATCACGGATGAAAAGTCCAGCGACTTTTCCAGCAACCAGACGATCCGAGTTTTGGATCAGATCGCCAATGATATTGCCGTTCTGTTCGGCAAGAAGTATCTTGGCAAGGTTCCCAATGATGCCGCTGGCCGGATTTCTCTTTGGAACGATATTGTGAAGCACCACACGGAACTTCAGGATATTCGGGCCATTGAGAACTTCAGCGGCGAAAATGTGACGGTTGAAAAGGGCGATACCAAGAAATCCGTGGTGGTTACTGATTATGTGACCCCCGTGAACGCTATGGAACAGCTTTATATGACCGTCTATGTTCAGTAAGGAGGTACAACCATCATGGCAGATAGAACCATCATGAACGCCAAGGATGCTGTTTCCGCTTCCTTGGCTGAATGTTTCGTGACCATCGGGGATAACCGTTACAACTTCATGCAGGCTATCAACCTTGAAGCCAACTTTGAGAAGAACAAAACGGAAGTTCCCATTTTGGGCAAGACCGGCAAGGGCAATAAGGCCACCGGCTGGAAGGGTACGGGTTCCGCTACCTTCCACTATAACACTTCCATCTTCCGTGAGCTGATGAAGCGTTATAAGGACACCGGCGAGGATGTCTATTTTGACATTCAGGTGACAAATGAAGATCCCACTTCTTCTGTGGGCCGTCAGACCGTGATCCTGAAGGATTGCAATATGGACGGCGGCTTGCTTGCCAAGTTTGACGCTGATGCGGAATACTTGGATGAAGATATGGACTTCACCTTTGAAGATTTCGAGATGCCCGAAACCTTCAGCCTTTTGGCCGGTATGCAGTAAGCAGAGCGCCCCGGCCTTACTTCGGTAGGGGCCGGGGCCTTTTTTCGTATCAAAATATAGGAGGAAAAAACAATGAGCCTGTCCGCTTTTTTGGCTGAAAACGCCGTTCCCGTTGAGAACATCAAGTTTGTTGCTTCTAAACGCTTCTTGGGTGAGGATGGCAACCCCATTCCTTGGGAGATCAAGACCATCACCGGCACCGAGGATGAAGCCCTTCGGAAGTCCTGTGCCAAGCGTGTTCCGGTTCCCGGCAAGAAGAACCAGTATCAGAAGGAAACCGACTATGATCTTTACCTTGGCAAGCTGGCCGTGGCTTGTACCGTGTTCCCCAATCTGAATGATAAGGAACTTCAGGACAGCTACAAGGTCATGGGCGCTGATGCCCTTCTGAAAACCATGCTGACCCCCGGCGAATATGCCGAATACCTGACCAAGATTCAGGAAGTGTGTGGTTTTGATACCACCATGCAGGATGAGGTTGATGAAGCAAAAAACTAATCTGTGAAGGTGATGGTGAAGCGAACATTGCTTACTATTGCCTTCACGAACTTCATTTGACACCTTCCGCCTTTTATGCTTTGCCCCGCCGTGAACGGGCCTTCATCATTGCGGCCATTGATGTTCGGGTGGAAGCTGAAAAGAAGAAGCAGAAGGAAATTGAACGAAAACAGCGCCGGGGCCGCCACCATTAAGGCCCCGGTTTCTATTCTCCAAGAAAGGTGGTGATCCCTGTGGGAACTATCCGAACCGCTATTGCCCTTTATGATGGTGTTACCAGCCCCCTTCAGAGTATGCACAAGGCTATGGGTGTTGTGCTGAACACCTTTGAATCCATGCAACAGGCTTCCGGTAGAGCCGTTGACACGGCGGCAATCCGGGAAGCCCGTGAAGAATGGGCGAAAGCGGGAACCGCCTTTGATGCCATTGAAGAAAATATCAGGAACGCCAACAACGAACAGCAGAAGTTCAACAATTCCATCCGTGGGGGTAACAATTCCGCCAATGGGCTTCTGTCCACCATCAAGAAAATTGCCGTTGCCGCTGGTGGTATTGCCGGGATCAATAAGGTGCAGAACATTTCGGATAAATTGGCAAGCACCAAGGCCCGGTTGAATCTGCTGGTGGACGATGGCGGTTCCGTGGATGTGTTGGAACAGAAGATCATGGCTTCCGCCCAGCGTTCCCGATCCGTTTACTTTGATACCGCTTCCGCCGTTGCAAAACTTGGCTTGAACGCCGGTAATGCCTTCAACGGTGACATGGATCAGGTCATTGCTTTCATGGAGCAGGTGAACAAGCAGTTTGTTATTGGCGGCGCTACGGCCCAAGAGCAAAGCAACGCCATGATCCAGCTTACACAGGCAATGGCGGCGGGTGCGCTTCGTGGTGAAGAACTGAACTCTATTCTGGACGGTGCGCCGGGTATCGCAAGAGCCATTGAAAAGTATATGGGGATTGCGGAAGGTTCCATCAAGACGGTTGCACAGGAAGGCAAGGTAACGGCTGAAGTGGTGAAGAACGCCATGTTTGCTATGGCGGATGAAACCAACGCAAAGTTCGATTCCATGCCCAAGACTTGGGCGCAGATTTGGGTCGGGATGAAGAATAAGGCCCTTTCCATGTTTGCCCCGATCCTGACCAAGATCAACCAGATTGCTAACAGCACTAAGTTCCAGCAAGTCACCACGGCCCTGATCAATGGGCTTGCGGGGGTTGCAAATGTGGCTTCTTCGCTATTGGATATTCTGATTTCCGTTGCTTCGGTGATTGTTGATAATTGGAGTTGGATTCAGCCTATCATCATGGGTATTGTGGCCGCTATGCTGATTTATAACGGCGTGGCGATGGTGACAAATGCCATTATGGGTATTCAGGCAACGGCCAAGGCCGTTCATGCGGCGGCAACTGCTATGGAAGCGGGAGCCACTTTCACCGCTACGGTGGCCCAGCAGGGCCTAAATGCGGCGCTTTTGGCTTGCCCCCTTACATGGATCATCCTTCTGATTATCGCCGTCATTGCGGCTATCTATGCGGCGTGTGCGGCAGTTGCCAAGTTCACCGGAATTGCAAATAGCGGCTTCGGTGTGATTTGCGGGGGAATCATGGTTGTGATTTCCTTCTTCAAAAACCTTGGCCTGTCCGTGGCGAATATCGCCTTGGGTATCTGGAACGCTTTGGGGGCTTGCGCTTCCAATATCGGAACCGCCTTCCATAATGTCATTTCCAATGTTCAGGGGTGGTTTTATAACCTTCTTTCTACGGCCCTTACAGTTGTGGCCGGTATCTGTGAAGCCCTGAACAAGTTGCCCTTCGTTGAGTTCGACTATTCCGGGATCACCAGCAAAGCAAGCGAATATGCGGCCAAGTCCGCTGAAGCCTATGGGAATGTTGAGGAATATAAAAGCGTTGCCGATGCTTTCAATGAAGGAATGTCTACCTTTGACACCTTCCAAGATGGTTGGGCCGCTGATGCCTTTGCTTCCGGTGCCGCTTGGGGTGATGGTGTGGCCGATAAGGTTTCCGGTATGTTTGATTTTTCCGCCTTGGATTCTATGGGGGCTGATTCTTTGGATGCCTTCAACCTTGGCAATGATCTTGATAGCATTTACGGGAACACCGGCGATATTGCAAACAACACAGCGGCCACCGCTGATGCCTTGGATATTGCTGAAGAAGATTTGGCCTATCTTCGTGACATTGCGGAGCGTGAAGCAATCAACCGGTTCACTACCGCTGAAATCAAGGTTGAACAGCACAATGAAAACCACATTTCCAAAGATGCTGATTTGGATGGGATCATGGATGCTTGGGCCAATGACTTTGCTGAAAAGCTGGAAGTTTCTGAAGAAGGGGTGCATGAGTAATGGCGTATAAACTGTATATGGCGGGAACGCTTATGCCCATCACCCCTTCCAAGGTGACGGTGAAGATCAACAACCAGAATAAGACCATGACCCTGATCAACGGGGAAGAAATCAATATCCTGAAGGCCGCTGGCCTTTCGGATGTGTCCTTTGAATTGGTTCTTCCCCAAGTGTCCTATCCCTTCAGCAACGGTGGAGCGCAAAGCGCCGCCTATTACCTGTCCTTGTTTGAACGGCTGAAGGTGAGCAAGACCCCGTTCCAATTCATTCTGAACCGGCAGAAGCCCGGTGGCGGGATGTTCCATTACACCAATTTGACCGTTGGCCTTGAAACCTATGAAATCACCGATGATGCCGGTGAAGGCTTTGATGTGAAGGTGAAGATCAACCTGAAACAGTACAGAGCCTATGGCACCAAAACCGTGACCGTGCAACCGGCCAAGACTTCCGGGGGAACCGCCACCGCAACGGTAAAGGCGGCACCCCGGCCCACCACAACGGCCCCGAAAGCCGCCACCTATACGGTGAAATCTGGTGATTGCCTTTGGAACATTGCCAAGAAGCAGTTGGGCAACGGGGCCGATTACACGAAAATCTATAATCTGAACAAGGACAAAATCAAGAACCCGAACCTGATCTATCCCGGTCAGGTTCTTACTTTGCCTTCCTGAAAGGGGTGATTCCGTTTGGCAGTTGAATTGTTCATCCAGCATAACAGCACCATCCAATTCCCCGTTGTCAAGGAAGGCGCACGGCTGACCTTGGAGCGCAAGGGAACCCCCGGCAAGTTGGAGTTCACCGTTGTCAAGGGGCCGGGGCTGAACTTTGCTGAAGGTGATCCGGTGAAGCTGACTGTGAACGGAACCGCCATGTTCTATGGGTTTGTGTTCAAGAAAAAGCGTGACAAGGGCGGCACCATTGATGTTGTGGCCTATGATCAGTTGCGTTATTTGAAGAACAAGGACACCATCACGGAAGAAGGGCTGAAGGCTTCTGACCTTCTGAAGCGCATTGCAACAGATTTCCGGTTGAACCTTGGCACGGTGGAAGATACCGGCTATACCCTTGAAACCATCGTGGAAGAAAACCAAACCCTGTTTGATATGATCCAGAGCGCCCTTGATGAAACCCTGATGAATACCAAACAGCTTTATGTTCTGTATGACGATGCCGGGAAGCTGACCTTGAAGAACATCAATACCATGAAGCTGAACCTTCTGATTGATGAAGAAACCGGGGAAAACTTCAGCTATGAATCCAGTATTGATGAACAGACCTATAACAAGATCAAGCTGGCCTATAACAATGAAAAAACCGGTAAGCGGGAATTGTTCATTGCACAGGACGGGGCGAAAATGAACCAATGGGGTGTTCTTCAATATTTTGAAGAAGTTCAGACCAAAACGGGCGCTTCCGCCAAGGCGGATGCCCTGTTGAAGCTGTACGATCAGAAAACCCGCAAGCTGACCATTCAGAACGCTTTCGGTGATGTGCGGGTTCGTGCTGGAAGCGCCGTGGTGGTGGCCCTGAACCTTGGCGATATTGTCACCAACAATTACATGGTGGTGAACAAAGTCACCCATACCTTCAGGGGTGATGAACACATGATGGAACTTGACCTGATCGGGGGTGAATTTATTGCCTAATCCTGTTGAAGTGGTAAAACGGGCGGCGGTGGAAGCTGTGGAAGCCGGGAAACCGGTGAACATCCTGTTTGGAACTGTCCTTTCCGCTTCACCCTTGAAAATTCAGGTGGATCAGAAATCCATCTACACTTCCAAAATGCTGATCCTGACCCGGAATGTGACTGATTTTGAAGTTGATATGACGGTGAACCACAGCACCGAGGACAAAGGCGGTGGTTCTGGTGCGGCGGCGTATGAAGCCCACAAACACGCCTATGTTGGCAAGAAAACCTTCAAGGTTCACAACGCTTTGAAGGCCGGTGAAAAGGTGCTTCTGATCCGGGTTCAGCAAGGAAAGAAATTCGTGGTTATTGACCGAGTAAAGGGGGCTTGATGATGATTCCGCAAGTGCAGGATGATATTAAACAGGATTTCACCATTGAAACCCTTCCAAGCCGTACTTTCAGGATGAACCACAACAACCTGACCATCATCGGCACCATTGATGAAATCCAAGCTGTGGAACAGGCGGTTTTTCTGATCCTGAACACAGAACGCTATGAATGGTTGATCCATTCTTGGGATTATGGGGTTGAACTTCATAATCTGATCGGGAAAGATGTGGAATACTGTATTCCCGAAATTGAACGCCGGGTTCGTGAAGCCTTGCTTCAGGATGATAGGATCACGGCGGTTCAGAACTTTGAATTTACGGTGAACAAAAAGAAAGTGCTGACTACCTTCACGGTGGTCAGCATTTTTGGCGAAATCAATGCAGAATTGGGGGTTGAAATCTGATGTATGAAGCACAGACCTATGAAGCAATCCTTTCCCGGATGCTTCAGAAGGCGCTTTCTATCAATGGCAATTTGGACACCCGTGAAGGTTCGTTGGTTTGGTGCGGTGATGCCCCCGCCGCCGTGGAATTGCAGAACCTTTATATTGCCCTTGATACGGTGCTGAATGAAACCTTTGCAGACACCGCAACCCGCCCTTATCTCATTTTGAGGGCGGCAGAAAGGGGGCTGAAACCGCAACCGGCAAGCCCCGCCGTGTTGCAGTTGAGCATTACACCAACCACCTTGCACCTTCCCATGAACACCCGCTTTTCCATTGGAGAACTGAACTATTATGTTTCGGCTGACCGTGGAAGTGGTAAGTATGAAATCACCTGTGAAACCGCTGGTGAAGCCGGTAATGACTACACCGGAACGGTGATTCCCATTGAGTATGTGGACGGGCTTGAAACCTGTTCCATTTCCGCCGTGGTGATCCCCGGTGAGGATGAAGAAGATACCGAGGTTTTCAGACAGCGTTACATGGATAGCCTGAACGCCCAAGCCTTCGGCGGCAACCGTGCGGATTATCTGGAAAAGGTGAACGCCATTCCCGGCGTTGGCGGTGTGAAGGTATATCGGGTTTGGAACAGCGATTTGAACCCGGCCAAGCTGATCCCGCCCACGGGAACCGACACTTGGATCAGCGGCCTTTCCGGTGTGTCCGAGGAAATCAAGGCGTGGTTGAATGCTGTGTATGCGGCGGGAGCCAATAGCAAGCTGACCGTGGGCGGAACCGTGAAGCTGGTGATCATCAACAGTTCCTTCAAGAAGCCTTCGGAAGCCCTTGTGGATCAGGTGCAGACCGCAGTTGACCCCCTTCAGAACGCCGGTGAAGGCGTGGGCATTGCCCCCATCGGCCATGTGGTGAGGGTTGAAGGCGTGGGTGAAGATACCATCAACCTTTCCTTCGATCTGTACTATCAGCGGGAATGGAGTTGGGATGATGTTTCCGCCTATGTCACGGAAGCAATCAACGGTTACTTCTTGGAACTGGCCCAAAGTTGGGCAGACCAGAATGAAGCCCTTGTGGTTCGTATCAGTCAGGTGGAAAGCCGCCTGTTGGGAATCACCGGTATTCTGGATATTGCCAACACCAAGATCAACGGTGAAGCGGCGAACTGTACCCTGACCCTTGACCACATCCCGGTTTTGGGAACCATTGAGCCGGGAACCATCGTGATCAGCGGATAAGGGGGCCGGGAGCATGGAACGCAAACTGATTGATTATCTTCCCTATGTCATTCGTGATTATGCGGAGTTTCAGGGGATCATGGGGAGCGAACAGCCGGAAATTGAAAAGGCATGGAATACCACGGATGATCTTCTTGATAATCAGTTCATTCCCACCGCTGGAAACATGGGCCTTTCCCGGTGGGAAAAGATTTTAGGGATCACCCCCAAAGGCACGGACAGTCTTGAAGATCGCCGGTTCCGTATTCTGACCCGGATCAATGAAGAACTTCCGTACACCTTGCCCCAGCTTCGGAACATCCTTGAAACGCTGTGCGGGAAGGGAAACTATTCCGCTGATGTGGAAGAAGGCACCTATCAGCTTCTTGTGAAAATCGGGTTGGCCGCAAAGAACAACTTCAATGATGTTGAATCTTTGCTGAATCGGGTTGTTCCCCAAAACATGGTTGTGACCTTGCTTCAGCTTTATAACACCCATGCGGAACTTGGGCGGTTCACCCATGCCCAGCTTGCCGCCTATACCCATAATCAGTTGAGAAACGAGGTTTTGAAGAATGGCGAATAAAACAACCAACTACAAGCTGACTAAACCCCTTGAATCTGAATTTTATGATGTAGGGGTTCAGAATGAAAACATGGATAAGATTGATACCCAAATGAAGGCCAATGCGGATGCCGTTGAAGCCCTTCAGAAAGGTCAATCCGGGAAGGCTGATCTGGTGGATGGTAAGGTTCCCGCCGAACAGCTTCCCAACATGAACTATGATCCCAAAGGTACGGCCCAAAACAAGGTGAGCGAACACAACCTTGATCAGACCGCCCACCCGTATCTGTTGAACCAGATCGGAACCTGTGTGGAAGCCGCACAGAACGCACAGGATGCCGCAAATGCGGCCTTGGATGCTGTGTCCGGTATCGTCTATACCATCAATGTTCTTCCTTCGCAGAATGGCACCCTGACCTATAACGGGCAGGCCCAAAGCCCTTCTTGGAACGCTTATAACCCCGATGCGCTGACCTTGGGCGGCGTGACTACCGGCACCAATGCGGGAACTTACACGGCCACTTTCACGCCGAAAGGGAAGTATAAGTGGGCAGACGGCACACAGACCGCCAAGGAAGTGACTTGGACGATCAACGCCGCCACCATGACGATCCCCACGCAGAGCAACAGCCTTACTTATACCGGTTCGGCCCAAAGCCCCACTTGGAACAACTATGACAGTGGAAAAATGACGCTTGGAGGAACTACCAGCGGCACGAACGCCGGTTCCTACAATGCCACCTTCACGCCGAAAACGAACTACAAGTGGGCCGATGGAAGCACCGGGGCCAAAACGGTTGCTTGGAGCATTGCCAAGGCCGCTGGTAGTTTGTCTTTGAATAAGACTTCCATCAAACTGACCGCCGCAAAGACCACGGACACCATCACCGTGATAAGGGCGGGTGATGGTAAGATTACGGCCACTTCCAGCGCCCCCACGGTGGCTTCTGTGAGCGTTTCCGGTTCGGTGGTAACTGTTACCGCCAAGGCCAAAGGAAGCGCTACAATCACCGTCAGCGTGGCCGCTGGCACCAACCACACGGCCCCGGCCAATAAGACCTGTTCCGTTGAAGTGACATTGCCCACCAAGGTTCTGAACGATAACAGTTGGGCAACCATCCGGGAAGTCAGTTCCGCAGGTTTGGGGGCCAACTATTGGGCCGTTGGTGATGTGAAGGAAATCAAGATCAACGGCAAGGTGGGCAACACCACTTTTTCCAATTTGGCCGTCAACACCTTCATTTTGGGGTTCAATCACAATTCCGCCAAGGAAGGTGCGAACAAGATTCACTTCCAGATCGGAAAGATCGGTTCCACGGCGGTTGGCCTGTGTGATAGTCAGTATAACAACACAATTTCCAGTTCCGGTTATTTCAACTGGAATACCAGCAACACGAACAGCGGTGGTTGGAACGCTTGCTATAAGCGGAAAACCCTTTATGGCAATGATGGAACCCCCACAAGCCCCGTTGCAAACAGCCTGATGGCGGCGCTTCCGTCTGAATTGTTGGCCGTTATGCAACCTGTGACTAAGTACACCGACAACACCGGTAATTCCAGCAATACTTCCGGTGCAGTTACGGCTACCACCGATTACCTGTTTGACCTGTCCGAATTTGAAGTGTTTGGTTCCAGAACCTACGCTAACCAGTACGAACAAAATTCGCAGGCACAATACGATTACTATAAAGCCGGTAATAGTAGAGTAGCCTATAATCATTCCGCCGTCACCACGGCGGTGTGGTGGGGCCTTCGTTCCCCTCTTTACAATCACCTCACTTTCGTTGTTGTCTGGACGGATGGCACCAGCGGCGGTAACGGTGCCAATTTTTCTGGTGGGTTGCGGCCCGGCTTTGCCGCCTAATCCCCCGCAGGATGATCCCGCCCCTATCCCGCCGCCGAAAGGCGGCGGTTCCAGGAGGGAACCCCAAATAAAAATAATAATGGCGGCGTAAGCCGCCCGACGATTTTTTGAAAATGGGGGTTTTCCGGTAAAGTGCTATCATTTGACTGTCTTTTGAGTGCATACACCGGACAAAATCAGCCATACAATATCCATAAGCCTGTTTGAAGGGGGTATTGTATGGCAACAAACAAGCGTGTTTTCACCTTGCGCCTATCTGATGAAGTCTTTGACAAGATCGGGGCGCTTGCAACCCGTGAACACCGATCCATTACCAATTACATTGAATTTGTTCTTCTAAAACACTTGGAAGAAGTGGAAAAGGCGGAAGGAACGATCAATGTCGATAATTCACCCAAAGGGGTATAACTGAAAATGTCTGTCCTGAAGCAAAAGAGAACCACAAGCAAGGCCGAGTTCATCAACACGGCCAATCAGATTTATGTTGAAACCCTGAACTTCCTAACCCGTCTTTCAGCCCGGTATTCCCGGTTGATTGCGGAGCCGGTGGCAAAGCTGGCCGGTGAGATCATCGACCATGCGGAGAAGGCCAACAGTATCTTTCCTTCGGACAACCAGCGCATTGAAATGAGGAAGGCCCATCTTCTTGAAGCACGGGCTTCCCTGATGGCGCTGGATGTTCGCTTGACCCATGTTTACCTGATTCTGAACCAGAACCCGGAAGGGGCCTTTACCACTTCCAAGGGGAACCCGGTGAAGTCACAGGATGCAATGGAAAAGCTGGATAAGATGGCCCAAAACTTGGGTGAACTGATCGACAAAGAAAACGAACTTCTGAAAGGGGCAATCAAAAATGTAACAGCAAAGCAGAAATGATTTCCTATTAGGTGCGTGACTGTTAATGTGTCCTCTGGCGGTGTGGTGGGGCCTTCGTTCCCCTAATTACAATAACAACAATTTCGTTATTGTCTGGACGGATGGCAACAACAACAATAACAATGCCAATAATTCTGGTGGGTTGCGGCCCGGATTTTGCAGATATACACGGTCAAATGTAGTAACAGAAGGCAAACGGCTTTTCAGGTGAAAGACGACCGATGTAAAAGGAGTTGCGCTTCCTTGGGTGTAAATCCCTAAAACTGCCCTTTGATGCCCTTACACGGACGCTTCTTGCATGGTGGGCGATTGTGCCTTAACCCATTTCATGTGTAAGAGCAAAGCATTTTAGACGGCACCCTACAACACATTTGTACAAGGGGCGAATACTTTTATTATGACAAGCCAAGAACGGCATGAAGCAAGGTTCCAGCGCCGCAAAGCAAAGCGGTTGGAACGAAAACAGGCCCGGTGTGATAGCCTTGGGCCAACGAATAAAATATTTTCCTATCGGAAGATGTTCTTCTATGGGAAAAAGTGCTGTAACGGGGTGCGATGGAAGCAAAGTGTTCAAAACTTTGAAGACCACCTGTTTTCCGGTACGGCAACACGGCGGCGAACGGTGTTGGAACAGACTTGGAAGCCCAAATCCTGTTCCCATTTCACCCTTCGGGAACGGGGAAAAATCCGCCCGATAGATGCCCCGCACATTACGGATCGACAAATCCACAAAACCCTGTGCAATGAAGTCCTGATCCCGTTGTATTCACCTTCCATGATCTATGACAACGGGGCAAGCCAAAAGGGAAAGGGCCTTCATTGGCAGTTCAAACGGATCAAACAACAGCTTGGATGGCATTACCGGCGATATGGCCGGGAAGGTGCTGTGTTGCTGTTGGATTTGAAAGGGTTCTTTCCAAATGCTTCCCATGCCCTGTTATATCAGCGGCACCGGGAATTGATTTTGAATCCTGAACTTCAAAACTTGGCTGATACTGTGATTCAATATTCCCCATGCCCGACACCGGGCCGGGGGATGCCTTTGGGCGTGGAGCCTTCCCAACAGGAAATGGTGGCGTTACCAAGCAAAATTGACCAATGGATCAAGTGTCAGGCCCGTGTTCATTGCGCCGGTCATTACATGGATGATTACTATGCTTTCTTTCCCACGGTGGATGAAGCAAAGCTGATGGGCCATGAAATTGTAAGGCGTTTTGAAGCCGCTGGAATCCGAGTGAACAAGCGCAAGTGTAAGGTGATCCCGCTTACAAAGCCGTTCCGGTTCTGCAAAGCCCGGTTCACACTTACAGAAACCGGCAAGATCAAGGTGAATGGAAGCCGGGATGGAGTGAAACGGGCAAGGCGAAAACTGAAGCTGTTTCACAGGGAGTTCAAAGAGGGAAAACGATCCTTCTTTGACATAGAACAATACATGGAATGCCAAAGCGCCTATTACCGGAACTTCAACGATCATGGCCGGTTGTTGCGGTTGCGGCGGCTTTACCATGCAATCTTTTTCGGAGGTGGACAATGTTTAGAATCATCAAAGCCGGGGCCGGTATCGGCCTGACCGAGAACCTGAACTACATCAAAAAAGCCGAAAATGGTTGTTACATCCTTTGCCCGGAGCATGACGCTTCGGGCATTGTTTTTGAGGGTGTGGCTTACCATTTGTTGGGCCGTGCCGCTATGGACGAACTGGAAACTGTGAGTTTGGAGGAAACGGACGCAGGAACCGAGATCACCAAAGCCACAGAAGCCGGTGGAATCGTCTTTGTGACCTTGGCGGAAGCCGGGAGCATTGACCCTACCACGGCGGCTGAACACGCTGATTTGTTCGCTGAATGGGCTTTCCCTGTTGGCTACACGGTGGGGCAGATTCGCCGGTATAACGGAACCCTTTACAAGTGCGTTCAGGCCCATACTTCCCAAGCGGATTGGACACCGGACACGGCTTCCAGCCTGTGGAGCAAAACGAGTGATCCCGCTGAAGAATGGCCCGAATGGAGCCAACCGGTGGGAGCGCATGACGCTTATTCCAAGGGGGCAAAGGTGAGCCATAAGGAAAAGCATTGGATTTCCACGGTGGATTCCAATGTGTGGGAACCCGGTGTGTACGGGTGGGAGGAAAGCACGGATGGAGTATAAAACCTATGTTTGCCGTAAACGGGCAAGGTTCAAGGCGATTTGCGGACAAGTGAACATTCCGTATGGAACCACCCTGAATGGTCAGGGTGGTTTTTTGATCCTGAATGATCTTCCGGTGTGTTCGGCCACCAGCCAAAACGCCTATGACTTCTTCACACAGAATGATGATGGCATGGGGCAGGAACGGGGCGAACTGTTGAACCGGATCATTCCCAAGCTGGAAAAGCGTGATGCCGGGTATCAGGCCCGGTGGGGGAAGATTTGGGAAGATGCCCTTTGTCAGAAGTACAAGCGCCCGGATCAGGAAGAACATTGGATTTGGAACTTCGACTTCTACAACGGCCCTGTTGAGGATTTGCGCTATATTGCCGCCCTGATCGGGGCCTGATAGGAGGGAAAAGCCATGACGATTTATCAGGTGTTGTGCTTGATTGGTGTTCCCGCCTTGATTTTGGCAGTATTCAAATACCTGTGGAGCCAAATCAAGCATAACACCGAGGATTCCAAGGCTTTGAAGGCCGGTATTCAGGCCCTTCTTCGGGCGCAGATGATCAGCGATTTCAATAAGTATTCCGAAAAAGGCTATGCCCCAATCTATGCACGGGATAATTTTGAAAATTGCTGGAAGCAGTATCATTCTTTGGGGGTGAATGGGGTGATGGACGATCTTCACAGAAAATTCTTGGAGTTGTCCACCGATCCCCCGGAAGAATGAGCAGACGAACCAAAAAGCCAAAGCGTGAGTTTTCCAAGCTGATCCTGTATGTGGTGGGGGCCGTAACCGTTGGGGTTACGGCCTTCACCCTTATCATGGTTTGGAAAACTGAAAACCTTGAACCGCTGGCCTATTTGATCCCCGCCATATTTGCTGAATTGGCAACCGCAACCGGGTTTTACTATTCCAAAGCCAAAGCCGAAAACCGGATCAAACTTCGGAAGTTGTATGGCCCGGAAATCTATAACGATGCAAAGGAGATTTGAAACCATGCTGAACGCTGTTTTGAACAATCTGATCAATATTGGGTGGGCCATGCTGATCTTCCTGTGTGCGTACCTGTCCAATGTTGCTTTTTCCCTTTACTACAACATCAAGGTTTTGCTTCAGCCCTTCGACAGACAGAAAATGATCAATTCCGGGCTGAAGGTTGCCACCTTCGTTGTGGGCCTGACCTTGCTTTGTGTAGCAATCACCACCCTTCCGATTTATGCGGATCAGCTTGGGTGGGCAATCCCGGAAGAATACACAGAAATTTTTGCTGATTTGGTTATTGTGGGCGCTGTGCTGATGGTGTCTTGTAAGTATATCGCAGAAGCCTTCACCAAGTTCAGGGCCATTCTTCAGGTGAAAGGAGATACAGAAAATGAGTAATTCCCCCTTTGCAACCTATACCCGGATCACGAAAAACAAAACCAGCCCCCGGAACCATGCCATTGACACCATCACGATTCATTGTATCGTTGGGCAATGGACAGCAAAACAGGGGTGTGATTATTTCGCCACCACAGACCGGCAATGTTCCGCCAACTATGTTGTTGGTAAGGATGGTTCCATTGGCCTTTCCGTGGATGAAAAGGATCGTTCTTGGTGTTCCAGCAACGGCACCAATGACAACCGGGCAATCACCATTGAAGTTGCTTCCGACACCACCCACCCTTACGCCGTCACCGCCAAGGCTTATGCGGCCCTGTTGGATTTGGTAACGGATATTTGCAAGCGGAACGGGATCAAGAAGTTGGTGTGGAGTACGAACAAGAATGATCGTGTGAACCATCGGAACGGATGCAACATGACCGTTCATCGTGACTTCGCCAACAAAGCCTGTCCGGGGGAATATCTTTATTCCAGACACGGGGAGATTGCCGCAGAAGTCAACAGAAGGCTTCAGGGCGCTTCCAATGGTGGTGGGGTAGTAGTTACACCCACAGCCGCAGAAAAGCCCACAGGCGGCACCACAGGGGCCACCGTGACCCCTTACCATGTGCGGGTGAAGATCACCAACCTGAATATCCGTAAAGGCCCCGGCACAAACTACGGTGCAACCGGCTACATCCAGCCCGGTATTTATACCATCGTGGCTGAAAGCACCGGCAAAGGTGCGGCCAAGTGGGGCAAACTGAAAAGCGGTGCCGGGTGGATTTCCCTTGACTACGCCACTAAAACCTGACCATGAGAAAAGGCCCTTCCGGTTCAAGCTGGAAGGGCCTTTTTTGCGTGTTTCTACTATGTTACTAATAACCCCGATTTCACCGAACTTCAAAGGGCTGAAATGTTCAGTATTTGGGTGCTTCAGAGCGTTGCAGAGTAGAAATATTTATGGTACAATAAAAACAGACGAACCCCGAACCCTTGATTTTTCATGGGTTCGGGGTTTTCTTGTTACTAATGTGTGCATAGTTCAGCGTTCAGCGGCTTAAAATGTTCACAGGTTTGAACGGCTTTCGCTTAAAGACTTTAAGAACTTATAAAGTTCGATTTTTCCATCCACCCAAATAACATCTGCATTATCTTTGAGATAAATAGAATAAACATCGTTAGGGTGTTCAAAGATAGAAATCACCCTTTTTCTGGCTTTTTTCGGAATAAGTACGCCCATTATTCATCATCCTTTCAATCGATCATGTTCACGGTGGCCTTCAGTTCGTCTAAAGTCTTGTGATTATAGACCCGGTTTCCCGTGTCTTTGGACACATGGCCCATAAGCAAATCAATACATTTTCGGTTGGCCCCGGCGCTGTCCAATTTGGTTTCAAAGGTGTGGCGGCATTCGTGTGGGGTATGATTCAGCTTCAGGGCCTTCATAATATCCGCCCAAAATATCCGGTATTGGGTTTGATTGCAAAT